GCCCCCTGCCCATAACGCGGGCAAACGGTCACATACTGCCAGCACGTGGAAGTGACCACAACCCATGAAATGGCCCGAAGCCCAAACCATGAGAACACGTGCAGCCGGGTTGGAGCACAGGCCCCGGAATGCCTGCTGTGACGTGTGGGGCTAGCCAGGCCCCATACCGAGCGCACCGAACGCGCAACGCAACTGAACACACGAGATGGACGAAAGCGATAGAGGCTACAGGTGATAACGTGGAAATGCGCGGGACGTCACCGTGTTACCACGGCTTGCTCCTGGGTTTCCCCAGCCCACGGCTCCAACCACCGAAGTGGCCATCCGTTAACACCCCCGCTCCCGCCGAGTACGCCGCCAGAGGAGCGAACTCGTACGCGCTTACGTGGTCCACAGAGTAGGAGGCCCCCCGCCAGAGCCATTTTAACCGCTTCACCATAGTTGGCGGCCACCCGAAGGCACTAGGGGGATTGTGAAGCCCTTAACCGCAGTCGGGGCACTACCAGGACCAACGCTCCCGGGCCAGGGGGTGTTTCATGCACCAGCCGAAACCACCATACCTAGGCAACCGCAAACGCCCAAACTCGCCGCGCGCAACGCACGACCGCCATCGACAGCGCAGATCACAAATGCTCGTCAACTACCCTCTCCACGGATCCAGGCCAGGCTGCAAACCAGTCTGGGTCGGGTGGTACGACGCCCTCATACTGGTACCCTAAACCAGCAAGAGACCGCCCCTCCAACCGGACCTGCTCCTCCGGGTCGACCCCGAAGGCGCGCCAAAAACTGGCCCTGGTATCCGCGTGCACAGGTAGTGCGCATTCTTTCCCCGCCAACCAAGCTCCAACGTAGAAATAGTCCCTGTAAAAATCAGCTTTTACAGCTTTCCTAGTCTCCGTTGCCTGAAGTAGTTTGAGCGTCACAGCCTGCAAAACAGGGACTCCACGCGCGAGACTCAACTCACACATGGCCACACCCCTCAACCATAGGGGAGCGAACGCCGCGTGTCTCAAGTGAATGTGCGACGAGCACATACCGGACAGAACATTGTTCAACTCCCGGACCATAGTCCACCCCCTCCCGGGGCCGAGATCAACGGGTGCAGACCTGCCGAACCTGATCTGCTCAATAACACGAACAGGACGCTCGAGCACGACCTCCTGCCCTGAGTACCGTAGAGCCCTAGCCGAGAATTCACTGACTACCTCATCCAAGCGGTCGGCTTCCATAAAAAGGAGAGCATTGTCACCGTCCACCGCCACATCGAAATGCAAGCAGGGAAAGCTCCGCAGAACTCCGACGACAACAGCAAGCATGAGCAACGAATTGCCCATACCAGTGTTGACGTCACCAGAAGCACGACCGCCGGGACGGGAAAATTCCCAGCCGCCCTCAGTGCGCCCCGAAAGACGCTCCTGAACACGCAGTAATCTAGCCAAGCGCCTGTCGCTACCGTAGGCGCTTGTGTACACTTTGTGCTCGGCCCTCAAGGATTCGGTACCCACATGGGCCTCGAACGCCTTGCCGTCCACTTCAAAGACAACGCATTCCCGGAAGTTCTTAAACTTTCGGACTATCACGTTGGCCCTCTGACGTGGGCTAAGACCTTTCATCACAACTCTGGTATTCGAACCGCCGAAGAGCCTCCTGGACGTCAGGTTTCCCCAAAGCCAGTGTTCCAGAGGCTTCAGCCAACTAGCCACCATCAAATTATACCTAGGAGACCTCGGGAAGATCATCCTAGGCTTGGTCAATTTGGGATGGTGAATCTTGTCAGCCTTCAAAAACGCTTTAATCTTGAAATCCTGAGGAACTAGCCCTTCCTCATTCAAAGACGTTAAAGCCTCGGCGTATCTACGATGCAAAGAACCACTATAAGATTGCACCGTTTCCAGCAAGCTCCATCTTTTCCCGCCGAACCCCATTGCAATGTGCCTAATGTCCCGAAAAACACGAAGCACACCATGACCAAGGGGAGTGTCCACCGGGAGTGGCAAGGGAGCCAGAGTCCGCAGCCGCAAAGCCGCTTCCTCGTTGTGACTACAGCGAGCGTGGACACCGGGCAACCAAGCCCCCTCGGTGCCGGGTCTCCACGCTACGAACATTTTGCGTTTACCGAGATCTCCACAGGTAAGCCCACGGGACGACACAGGCGCGTCCAGGGAAGCAAAGTCGGGGAGGGGGGGCAGCTCGCGCTGCCCCCAACACCAACCTTGTACCGCCACGGGGCCTTCCTATACAGGAGGCAAAATCTCGGTAGGGGCATTGTCCAGCATCCGGCGATGAGTCCTAACCTCATCGGGTGTGCCGAGGTATGCCAAGGACACCGCACTGGGAACGGCCGCAGCCGTAACCCAGTGTGGCAGTCCCGCCACCCTACACCAATCAACAGCGCGAGTCCGCAAGGCGCTGATGAGAGTGCTGTTTCTCTCGCGGTAGAGAGAATAGGTGCAAAGCCGGGCGAGCAACTCGGGGAAAACGAGGTCGCGCTCACCTTTACCATCAACCGTGACGTAATAAACGCCATCGGTCGGCTTTGTCAAGTTTAAAGCTCCGCCGCCAAGGAGCCTCACCTCCGTCTTGCGCGCTGTTAGGAGGTAGTTCGCCAGAGGCGACCGATCACTCGAGGGGAGGTCTGGTGTCCACCACCCGCGAATGAAAGGTCCCACTCTATTGAAGCCACCACCAAGAGCAGCCTGGAGGGCACGTACAAGCCGTGACCGCCGCCGCAAGCGACCGCCTTTGCAGACATGGTCGACAAGCGACACAAGAACGGGATGGTCGGAAAGGACCTGGGGTGCCAAACCCAGGTCAGAAGGGAAAGGCTCCGGCGCCAAAACGGGCTCCGGGGGTCTTGAAAACGGGAAAAACCAGGACCATATCGCTACAGTCCAGCCCGCAGTGTTGCCGACCAGCCAGAGAACACCTAACAAGGCGCGAGCAAAGAACCAACCGAAAATCGCAGCAAAGAAAACCAACCACAACCACGAACCCAACCACATTTGCAGGATCATGGGCGTGCCTAACAAGGCAAACGCCCAGCCCTCAGGTGTGCCCAGATCAAAGCACAAGTGGTCG